GCTCTTTTCATCTAGGTCTATTTCTCCTAGAGAATAAGCCTCTGCTACTAGCCAAGTATCGGAACACTCGTTGTTTTCATCTGCGTTCCTATCTCTTAACCATTGTACTATTTCGTCAAATGTTTTTGTCATTTTACTTGTTCCATATTTTTAAAGTCTCTAACTATTTCAATATCTACAAGATATGAATTATTACATTTATCACAACTCCACACTTCCCATTCAACTGCATCGCCATACTCATAATCTAAATCTGTGCAACACTTGTTTGGTTTTTTATTTGTTGTTTCAGGGTTTAACATTTTATCTCCTTGTTTTCTTTTTATACGTCTGTATTTATTAAAAGTTCCAAATTAAATTAATCAAAGTCCTCTTCATACCATTCTGTCCAAAATAATCCTGAAATCCATTCCCATTCCTCATCTGTCATATCTTCATCTATATCAAAGTCATCTTCATAATACATTTCTAATACTTCTTTTGCTCTCTGTTCTGTAAACTTTGCCGTCTTTACTAATCTATCTTGCATACATTTTTTACTGCATATATACACACTACCACAATCAGTAGTCCATCCATCCCACATTTCTTCATTACAAATATCACATACATTCATTTTTAATACTCCTCTATTCCTTCTTTTAGTTCTGCTTTTGCTTTTTCTATATCATTGTTTTTTACTTCTGTATATGTTGTATCGTTGAATGAATCACAATGATAAAAATTGTCTATAGGTTCGCCAGAGTCCTCCAATAATATATTCATAGCTTCGTCTAAATTATCGGCATCTACTTCGTATAATTCGTATTTAATTACTCTAAATAAATACTTTTTCATGTTATGTCCTTTCTGTTTGTTTCTTTAAATGAAATTAAATCATCTATTAAATATGGTGCATGTTTTGTATCATTTTTCTCTAAATATTCAACAAGTTCTTTAGAATCTACTAAATCAAATATCTCTTTTATTTGTTTAAAAGTAGGTCTTAAGTGTACGTTTGGATACAATCCTTGTTGTATAAAAATTTTGTTATCATCATCTATTGTACACCATTTTATATAATGAACTTTCTTATTAGGATAATCAAAATCAGAAATATGACTTTTTATATAAATTCCGTTTCGATGTCCATGTTCACTAGTCCAAATAATTTTAGACCTAGATGATTCTTTAAAATAATTTGACATATTATTTATTCCTTTTGTTTCTTATTATACGCAACTAATCAAATAAAGTTCCGTATTATTTTTCTCTTTCTGTTTTATATTCTATTTGCACTTCTTTTTCTTTGTCTGTCATACTCTTTATTATTTTTACTAAAACTTGGTCAGTAATCCCTCCTATATTATCTGCCATTCCTTTTGTTATTAGAGTATTTTTTACGTCTCTAAATACTTTCTCAGATATTTTTAGTTCGATCTTTTTGTATTTAATTTTATTCATGTAATCTATTTATTTTTTGTAATCCCTTTTAAAATACTTCTTCCTCATCGTGATATACTTTTTCAAAACTTATTAAATCGTACTTATGTCTATAATCCCAAGTAACAGAATATAAATTTGTCCAAGTTTCAGTATGAAATATATCTATCATATCTTCTTCAGTATGTTTACTAATTGTGAAATTATTATCTAGTTCTATATCTTGTCCATTCTCCATACTTTTTAACATTTTTCTAGTTACTTTACCAAATGGAATATTTTTATCCAATTCTTTTACTAGTATTTTTTTGCTCATATTATGTACTCCTTTATTTATTATGTAATTTACTTTGCTTTCTGTACTTCGTAGCCGTACTCAGAACCCACATAATTTATGTGCTTTGATGTTGTCATAGACCACCACCCAAGAGGCTTAATTGTTCTTGTTTCGTGGTCAATCTCTGCAACTTTAGTTTCATAGCTATATATATAATTGTCTGTAGCTCTTAGATTCTGTTTGTATTTGTCGAATTGTCTCATGTTGTGTAATCTCCTTTATTTGTTAAATTTATTTGTTTCTTGTAAGTTCCATTCTACTTGATTTTCAAACTCTGTTTTTCTTGCATCCTCTGCCACTTTTGTTAATGTTGCAATTAGTGCGGGGATATCTTCAAGCTTGAAAAATAAACTCGCCTCTGTTTTTTGTTCGGTGAAATCATCGTTGGGCACTCTGCCAATACTAACTATATTTCTTCCTTCATCTGTACATTGTCCTACTTGAATTTCCTTCCAAGTACACAAGCCCACACCATTCCAACATCTTGCTTTAACTGCTTTTCTATCAGTTCCAAAGCCTTTCTTTATTTTTATTTTATTTATTTGTTCCATTTGTTTTATGTCCTTTGTTTATTGTTTATACTAGTTTAATTAAATAAAGTTCCAAATTTTTTAAAGGGGGCTTTCGCCCCCTCTATTTTTATTTAATTACATACTTCTTTTCTGACCAATTATCAGCACCATATTCCTGATGAATTAAATCTACTAAATCAAAAGCGTCATCATAATTTATTACAATTTTTTCTACGTATGTTTCTTTCTCTCCCCAATCTCTAAAAGAATTTGCTCTACTTTCGTTTATTGTTCCGTCTTCATTTGTTATCATGTTTTTATATACTTCAATGGCTTCTTTTTTAGTCTTCGCTCTGATTGAGTAAATATTACTATCGTCATGACATTGTATTTTCCAGTAAGTTAATTTCATTTCTAAAACTCCTTTTGTTTTTGTTATATATACTATACGATATAGTTTCTAAAAAGTTCCAAAAAATATTAAAAAAATTATATTTATTTTAGCTTAGAGTGTATGCCTAGTGTGTAGTTATTTTAAATGTATTATATAATATGTTTATAAAGGTAGGATTTATTACATATAAATTTGATCGATTCTGTATAAATAGCGACGTGCACAATCTGAATATATTACACAATATGCTATATTTTACAGGAATCATTGAAAAAGTAGCAACGTGCACAATTTCCAATAAATAAATAAAATTCTAGCAACGTGCACAAACCGTATAATTTTTATAAAAATACAAAAAATAATTTTTTTTAAAAAATATGAAACTTTTTTATACCTTAATAGTATTAAGAGCATGAACATGATGTTCACAAATAAAAACAAAAAACGAAAGGACTCAGATATGAGCAACTTTACTTTAAATCCAAATAATGATATCACTTCACAAGTTCAGGTATATTCTGAAAATCAGGTAGATTCTGAAATTCAGAAACTTTCTGAAATACATACAGAATCTGATTTACCAAATGTTGGTGGTGATTTAGATGCGTTCTTACCAATTAACAAAGTACCATTGACTACAGATATGGGAGGCTATTCCAGAGCTCATTCTGTAAGATTAGAAAAGGATGGTAAAGAAGTTGAGATGGGCGTTGTTGGTGAGAATTACCTATTAGTACCTAATAAGCAACTTATGGAGGTAGCTCAGGGTATTATAGATATTTCAGGATTATCTTTTAAGCCTATAAAAAAGTTCTTTAATGGAAAACAGTTCAGATATGTATGGCAAATAGAAGATGCTGGGCTGGAAGTTAAAGTGCCTGAAGTTGGTGATGTTATGGGTATTTGTATGATGATGAATAATTCATACGATGGTAGCTTAAAAGCTGGTATCCAGTTATTCCTAATGAGATTGGCTTGTCTAAATGGTCAAACATCTAGGGAGTACGGCTGGGGTATTGACTTTAGACATTACAATACTAATGGTATTGATTGGGAACAGAACATTATAAAAGCCGGTTCTATTCTAAAAGGTAAACAGATTGAAGCATTACCTACTAGGTTTGCAAATGATATGTCTAATTTACTAAGTCCAATTACATTACAGGATTTATCTAAGATTAGACAAAATGATGAATATCTTGGAAAATTACCAGCACAACAATATGCTCAAATGATGGATAAAATGTTTGATGATGGTATGGTTACAGATAGTAATTCATTTACAGCTTATGACTTATTCAATGCTGGTACTAATGTTTTATGGCATCAGAAAAAAATGACTACCGCATCATTTAAGAATAATGCACTAGTTGTTGATGGAATGATGAATTACGGAAAGTCTCTAAATCGTGGTATTATTTCTGACCCTAACCAATATGAGCTAGAGCTCCCTACCTCTTAACCTACCTACCTTTATGGGCTGGGAATGATACTCACAAATCAATTCCCAGCCTACCATTCCAAAAACTGCGACGACCTAAAAATTTTTTGCGACGTATAAATATGGATAGCTTTAGCTATACATTATTATTTTAATTATATATAACGTATATCTTTAGATATACATTCTTATTTAATTATTTAATAACGTATAGATTTATCTATACATTACTTTTTATTTACTTTTTCTAACTTACTTTTTCTAATCTTAAAATGGTTTAGGGGGGTATACCTGTATAAAAAAAGAGAAACACACATACTAATATTTTTTTCTGAAATTTTTTAAAGTTTTTTGGATCGCTTACTAGAGCGGGTACTATAATATAGAGCTCGGGATACTATATATACTATATACTATAATTACTATATATATATAATATATATATAATATATAATATATATAATATATATAAATACTATTAATACTATAAATACTATATATACTACTATACTATATATACTATAGTACTATTATAAAATTCAACCGGGCTAAATAGGGGGGATAGATAATATTATTATATATAGTTGCAACTTGTCAAGTTATTATTAAATTTAAATATGGAAAGAGAAAAAACAATGTTTGAAAAAGCTTTAGTAGGTGACTATGAGATCAAGGATGTATTCACTAACATTGAAAGATGTAAGCAGATATCCAGTCAGTTAAAGATCCTAGATCTTATTGAACCTCGGTCTAGAGATATTAGTTTAATAGCAGAGTTAGTATATCGGGTAAACAACATGCCTGAGTTAGAATTAATAGAAATAGACGATTATAGCTTAAACAACCCTAACTAGTGGCACTATCAAGAAAGATAAAGGGGGTCACGCACTATGCTTACGAAAGCGAGCTGGAGTTTCGTACGGCACATCCTACTGAAAAACTAATTAAGAACTGGAAAGAAGCTAAAGAAGGGCAGTGGTGTATTGCAGATGATGGTAAGATAGTACAGATACTAAAAAAAGATGCAATGAAAGGAAATAGAATAGAAGTAGATTATGTGCGAACTGTTATTGGAATGGTCACGATAAGAGATACCAGCACCTTAAAAGGAGAAATAACTGATAGTATTTATCGTTTTGTAAAAAGAGATAACTATGATTCTAGATTACATGGCGGTATGACCAAACAAAAAAAGATATTCTCTAAATACATTGCAATGGGTCTAGATCCAGAGAGTGCGTATATCAAAGCATATCCTAAAACATCAAACTCTGATGATGCTAGACGTAAATCAAAACTATTATTAAAAAGTAAAACAGTGAGGGAGCAAGTGGATAAAGAAATAGAAGAACTAATGTCAGAAGTTGGTATTACCAAAAGATATCTATTAGAAAGTACAAAGGATGTTGTAGATAAAGTAGATGCCAAAGACAATGATAAACTTAGAGCGTTAGAAACATTGATGAAGATATCAGGTATGTTAAATACAGAAAAGAAATCAGAGTCTATTGCACTGATACAAGAGTTTACTGGCTTTAGTAAAGAAAAGTTAAAAGCATTTGAGCAGGGCATGCTATCTGAAAAAAAGAAAGAACTTACTAATGGACAATAAAAAATTTAATGATTGGTGGGATATGGCTGTAAAAATGCATGGATATGCACCAAACCCTGATGATCCATTACATTATTACGATTATAGAGCGGCTTTTAATGCTGGGCATGGTATACCTGAAAGTGGAGAACATTGGAGTTCTGAGTTTAAAAGTGATTTACATCCTAATAGATTTGTTAAGGGGAGTGACCCAAGTGTAAATAAACCAGATGTAGAATATTGGGATACGAAATACAACAAACCAGCTAGATCATCAGATGTATTAAAGTTTGATTCTCTAAGGCAAGAATATGAAAGGTTGTTAAAATTAAAATAAAGTTATGATAGTAAAGGTTAGAACTAATTACTGGAACACACAGACCACATCTATTTGGAGCTATACTAGCCCTAAAACGCTACAAGTAGGTAATATTAGATACAATATATCATTTTCCAATAAAAAGGCTAAATAACGCAAATAATGGACAATTTTAATATTAATCCATCCCCATCTGAAATGAAAGAGCGGGATGAGGTACTAGCTAAATCCTATAAAAGTCTTATTTACTTTGGTAGAGCTTTCTTACCAAATGACTTTCTTAAAAAGTCTGCATCTCCAGCATTTCATTTTGATGTAGCAGATAAGTTAATATCATCTAAGCCCGGTAGTCGTAGTTGTATTATTATGCCTAGGGGGTTTGGTAAGTCTATACTATCCAAAGCCGCTATTATGCATAAACTGGTATTTGCTAGAGAAGACGAACAGCATTTCATTGCTTGGGTATCGGAAGAACAAAGTCAGTCTATCGATCATTTAAAGTATTTGCGTAATCATTTTGAAATGAATAAAAGACTCCGTTACTACTTTGGTAATCTAGATGGAGGAGCGGCTGGGAAGCGTTGGACTGAAAAAGATATTGTAACTCCTAAAGGAGATAGATTGATAGCAAAAGGTACTTCACAAAGACTTAGGGGTCGTGCAGAGGTAGATGTTCGTTATACTGGTATCATCTTAGATGACTTTGAATCAGAGCTAAATACTAAAACACCAGAGCGTAGAGCAGATATTAAGAAATGGATCGTATCCACAGTATATCCAGCGTTAGAAGAAACACCCGGTAGAGAAGGATGGATATGGTTAGCAGGTACAATAGTTCACTTTGATAGTTTTTTACAAACTGTACTAGATGGTAATAACAAAGCAAAAGAAGAAGGTAGGGAATATCCTTGGAATGTAACATTCAAAAGAGCGATAGAAGATGGTAAATCTATCTGGAAAGAACAATTCTCCTTAAAAAAACTAGAAGCAAAGAAAAGAGAGTTTATCGAAGCTGGTCTGGTAAATAAGTTTGCACAGGAGTATATGAATGATGCTAGAGATATATCCAATGCCGCATTTAAAATAGATAGAATACAATATTTCAATGGACAAGTAGAATGTCGTAATAAGTTTAATTACCTGATAGATGGTGAAGATGCTATACCAGTAAACATTTACATTGGAGTTGATCTAGCGGCTACAGCATCAGAGACATCAGACTTTCAAGTGATACTGGTTATGGCAATAGATTCTAATAATAACCGTTATGTCTTAGAGTACTTTAGGGAAAGAATACCTACATTTGATGTACCACAAGAAATTATTAAACTAGCAAACAAGTACAATCCTGTAAGAAGAGTAACGATAGAAACAGTAGCGGCACAGGAAATGGTTAGAGATATGGTAACAAGAATGTCTGCTAGTGAGAAAAGACTGATGCCCGGAATCTTCAAAGGGGTTAAACCACCCGCTAGGATAAAAAAACAAGATAGGCTTGAAACAAGCTTAGGAGTTATCGTTAATTCTAAAAAACTTTACATTAGAAGAGAAATGACAGAACTAGTAGATGAGTTCTTTGAACATCCTAAACCTAGAAACGATGATGTTATGGATGCGTTGTATTATGCAGACTACTTTGCTAAAGCTCCCAAGAGTACAAGAACTAAACGAGAATCATTACTAAATGAAGAGGCTAGCCCTGTTAGGAGAATAAAAAAGAAAGCCTATAACTGGATGACTGGATCTCGTGCATAAAACATTTGTATTTGTAATTTGTTTATTTGTAAGCTATATTATATAAAATTACCACATGCCATACTTTTCAAAAAGATCAAAATCTAGATTAGCTACCTGTGATGAGCGTTTACAGGAAGTGTTTAATGAAGTAATCAAACATGTGGACTGTTCTATTCTAGAAGGACATAGAAGCAAAGAAAGGCAAAATAAATTATATGATGAAGGTCGTACTAAGGTCAAGTATCCTAATGGTCGTCATAACTCTAACCCTTCTAAAGCCTGTGATGTTACTCCATACCCTGTGGATTGGAAGGACAGGGAAAGACAGACCCTCTTTGCTGGTTTTGTTATTGGGGTGGCTAGGAGCATGGGC